AGATGCGCGAAGCATTGCTTGCTGCCTGCGACTTCGACTGGTCGACCATTGACGTCTCCGTCTTTGGTTCGTTGTTCCAATTGGTGAAATCGAAGGAAGCGCGCCGCAGCGACGGCGAACACTACACGTCTAAGGCCAACATCATGAAGACCATCGGCCCGCTGTTTTTGGACGAGCTGAGGGCTGAGGCCGATAAGTTGGTGTCTTCTCCGTCGACGTCGGTGGCCGCATTAGAGCGCTTCCGCGACTCCCTGTCTGAGCTGGTATTCGCTGATATGGCTTGTGGTTCTGGAAACTTCCTGCTTCTGGCGTATCGGGAGTTGCGCCGGATTGAAACCGACATCATTGTCGCTATACGCCAGCGCCGCGGTGAAACGGGCATGTCGTTGAATATTGAGTGGGAGCAGAAACTGTCCATTGGGCAGTTCTACGGCATTGAGCTGAATTGGTGGCCTGCCAAGATTGCTGAGACTGCCATGTTCCTAGTTGACCATCAGGCCAACAAGGAGCTTGCCAACGCTGTGGGTAGGCCTCCGGAGCGGTTGCCGATTAAGATTACCGCGCACATTGTGCACGGCAATGCCCTGCAGCTTGATTGGGCAGACATACTCTCGGCTTCTGCCGCCAAGACGTATATCTTCGGTAACCCGCCGTTTTTGGGGCATGCCCCTAGGTGGCAGGCTGGTTGTGGGCCAGAACCCGAAGGAGGTCCGCACCCATGTCCCCACACGATATTCCCCCGCTGATCCCCAAGCCACCAGAGAAGGATTGGGCCGATTACAACACCAACCCCGACCCCGGCAGGACTCGTAAACGTCGGCGTGCAAGCATGCTTTCTGCACGCGATGTGCTGGCGTTGCCGACTGTCACCCTTGCACCCGGTGCCACGCTTTCCGATAGTGAGTTGGTCATGCCGGATGCTGCGGCAGTCGTGTTTATCCCCAACACTGAATGCTCATGTACGGTAAAGAAGCAAGCAACCGAAAACAATAGATAGACCGCCAGCACTACACTATTCCGAACCAAAGACCAAAAGATAAGCATTTTGAGAAAATCTAAACTTTTGGATTTTCCTACAATGCCGACTACGGCGGAATCCCTCCCACTCCTTATATATTTCTTTCTGTATACATTGAATTTGTATTTAGTAAAATGCAGACAACACCACGGATCGGCTTTTGGCTGGACAATTCCAACCAAACACCGCAGCAGACAGTAGAAACCATTCTGAACGTTAGGAAGCCGGTATGATTGTTACATATAAGGGGAAGAAAAATTTCTTTTAGATACTTGTTTTCCTAAAACTGATGTGATATAATAATTCAATTCCAGAAAAGGAGTAAAAAATATGCGGCAAGGTATTCTTAAATAAAACTATAATCAAATAGTGGGAACAAAGGATTATGATAGTCCCTTTTGTAGGGGCTTAGTTTTTTGTACCCAATTTAAGAATACTTTTGCCTTATCAATTTTGACATATCCCCAAAAACAGCACTCACAAACAGGTGTATGCTGTATATGTGTATGTCCGCAAATTATCATCCCCAGTGGTAAAAGTATTTTACTGCTGGGGATTTTTATGCCCTTCGGGGCAGTAAAGGGAGGACAATCACATGAAAATAATCAATATTGGAATTCTTGCCCATGTAGACGCTGGAAAGACGACCTTGACGGAGAGCCTGCTATATGCCAGCGGAGCCATTTCAGAACCGGGGAGCGTCGAAAAAGGGACAACGAGGACGGACACCATGTTTTTGGAGCGGCAGCGTGGGATTACCATTCAAGCGGCAGTCACTTCCTTCCAGTGGCACAGATGTAAAGTCAACATTGTGGATACGCCCGGCCACATGGATTTTTTGGCGGAGGTGTACCGCTCTTTGGCTGTTTTAGATGGGGCCATCTTGGTGATCTCCGCTAAAGATGGCGTGCAGGCCCAGACCCGTATTCTGTTCCATGCCCTGCGGAAAATGAACATTCCCACCGTTATCTTTATCAACAAGATCGACCAGGCTGGCGTTGATTTGCAGAGCGTGGTTCAGTCTGTTCGGGATAAGCTCTCCGCCGATATTATCATCAAGCAGACGGTGTCGCTGTCCCCGGAAATAGTCCTGGAGGAAAATACCGACATAGAAGCATGGGATGCGGTCATCGAAAATAACGATAAATTATTGGAAAAGTATATCGCAGGAGAACCAATCAGCCGGGAAAAACTTGTGCGGGAGGAACAGCGGCGGGTTCAAGACGCCTCCCTGTTCCCGGTCTATTATGGCAGCGCCAAAAAGGGCCTTGGCATTCAACCGTTGATGGATGCGGTGACAGGGCTGTTCCAACCGATTGGGGAACAGGGGAGCGCCGCCCTATGCGGCAGCGTTTTCAAGGTGGAGTATACAGATTGCGGCCAGCGGCGTGTCTATCTACGGCTATACAGCGGAACGCTGCGCCTGCGGGATACGGTGGCCCTGGCCGGGAGAGAAAAGCTGAAAATCACAGAGATGCGTATTCCATCCAAAGGGGAAATTGTTCGGACAGACACCGCTTATCCGGGTGAAATTGTTATCCTTCCCAGCGACAGCGTGAGGTTAAACGATGTATTAGGGGACCCAACCCGGCTCCCTCGTAAAAGGTGGCGTGAGGACCCCCTCCCCATGCTGCGGACGTCGATTGCGCCGAAAACGGCAGCGCAAAGAGAACGGCTGCTGGACGCTCTTACGCAACTTGCGGATACTGACCCGCTTTTGCGCTGCGAGGTGGATTCCATCACCCATGAGATCATTCTTTCTTTTTTGGGCCGGGTGCAGTTGGAGGTTGTTTCCGCTTTGCTGTCGGAAAAATACAAGCTTGAAACAGTGGTAAAGGAACCCACCGTCATTTATATGGAGCGGCCGCTCAAAGCAGCCAGCCACACCATCCATATCGAGGTGCCGCCCAACCCGTTTTGGGCATCCATCGGACTGTCTGTTACACCACTCCCGCTTGGCTCCGGTGTACAATACGAGAGCCGGGTTTCGCTGGGATACTTGAACCAGAGTTTTCAAAACGCTGTCAGGGATGGTATCCGTTACGGGCTGGAGCAGGGCTTGTTCGGCTGGAACGTAACGGACTGTAAGATTTGCTTTGAATACGGGCTTTATTACAGTCCGGTCAGCACGCCGGCGGACTTCCGCTCATTGGCCCCGATTGTATTGGAACAGGCATTGAAGGAATCAGGGACGCAACTGCTGGAACCTTATCTCTCCTTCACCCTCTATGCGCCCCGGGAATATCTTTCCAGGGCTTATCATGATGCACCGAAATACTGTGCCACCATCGAAACGGTCCAGGTAAAAAAGGATGAAGTTGTCTTTACTGGCGAGATTCCCGCCCGCTGTATACAGGCATACCGTACTGATCTGGCCTTTTACACCAACGGGCAGAGCGTATGCCTTACAGAACTGAAAGGGTATCAGGCCGCTGTCGGCAAGCCAGTCATCCAGCCCCGCCGTCCAAACAGCCGCCTGGACAAGGTGCGCTATATGTTTCAGAAGATAATGTAACGTCTTGCGCAATGCAAGCGTTCATTGCTGGCTATTGCGAAATATCATTGAGCGAGCGACGAGAACTGCTGAACAAACTCAAGAACTCCGAGACTTGTGGGGCACTAAGGACATTTCACGCTTGGACTACGTCACCGGCTGGCATGCAAAGTGCTTGGATTTCTTTAAGTCCCGAGAGGGTCGTTTTGCGTTTGTCACCACCAATTCAATTACTCAAGGCGATCAAGTGCCACGGCTGTTTGGCCCTATCTTCAAAGCAGGGTGGCGTATTCGTTTCGCTCACCGCACGTTTGCTTGGGACTCTGAGGCACCCGGTAAAGCTGCTGTTCACTGCGTTATTGTTGGTTTCGATAAGGAGAGTCAACCACGTCCACGTCTGTGGGATTATCCCGATGTAAAGGGCGAGCCAGTCTCAGTGGAAGTAGGCCAGTCCATTAATGGCTATCTGGTTGACGGCCCTAATGTTCTTGTCGATAAATCCCGGCATCCTATTTCGTCGGAAATATCGCCCGCAACCTTCGGAAATATGGCGCGAGATGGCGGCAACCTTCTAGTTGAGGTAGACGAATACAACGGGGTTATGAGTGACCCCGTAGCGGCAAAGTATGTTCGTCCTTTCCGGGGTAGTCGAGAGCTAATGAACGGCTTAGATCGGTGGTGTCTATGGCTTGTAGATGTAGCACCGTCAGACATTGCTCAGAGTCCGGTGCTGAAAAGGCGTCTAGAAGCAGTCAAAGCTTTCCGGGCCGACAGTAAAGCGGCAAGTACACGGAAAATGGCTGAAACTCCGCACTTATTCGGCCAGCGGTCGCAACCGGATACTGACTACCTTTGCTTGCCGAAGGTAGTAAGCGAACGCCGCTCGTATTTCACCGTACAAAGGTATCCATCAAACGTAATTGCTTCTGACCTGGTATTTCATGCTCAAGATCTAGACGGCTTGATGTTTGCGCTAGCGTCGTCGTCGATGTTCATCACATGGCAGAAAACCATCGGCGGCAGACTTGAATCGCGAATCCGCTTTGCTAATACCTTGACGTGGAACACTTTCCCTGTGCCAGAGTTGGACGAGAAGACGCGCCAGCGCATTATTAAAGCAGGCAAGAAGGTGCTCGAAGCTCGCGCGCTGCACCCAGAACGCTCACTGGCCGAGCACTACAACCCCCTTGCAATGTCCCCGGAGTTGGTTAAGGCTCACAACGCGCTTGACCGAGAAGTAGACAAAGCCTTTGGCGCTCCACGCAAACTTACTACCGAGCGCCAGCGCCAAGAGCTACTGTTTGTTAGCTACGCCGAGTTAACCAAGAAGTAAGGGGCCGAAGGAGGATTCCTTCAGCCCCTTGGCTCCATGGACATTATTCCCTAAATAGTCAACGCACCAACGACCAGGTACGCGACCACGGTTAACGCTACCACATCGCCGATAAGAACGCCCGGCTTCAACGCCAGCGGAGTCAACACAGTCTTCAGCACCCGCCAGTTAGCGAACAAACCAGCCGCCAAAGTCTCCACGCCACGCAGGCCCAAGCCACGAACCGGCAAATGACCCAACTGAGGAACGCGAGACAGCAAGAACACGTTGAAGAGGATACGGCCAATATTCAGCCCATTGAGAATCTTCAACAGGTTATTGCCACGCACCGCAACGCGAATCGGAGTAGACAGAACAAGGAAGTCCACCGCAGCACGAACAGCCTTGACCACGGCCTTAGTGTTAAACGCTGTCAGCGCGTTAATAAGCACCTCGTTAAATACGTGCAGCAGCGCCTGACGTACCTCATGGTGATTAAACATCTGAAGTGCGACAACAATAAACGGAAGCTTCTTCGCCGCCTTAAACTGCGCGATAACCGGAGCAGCCAAAAGACCCTTACCCGCGGTAAACAAGCCCTTGACCACAGCAGCCTTTAAGGCCACACCCAAATCAACAATGCCCTTGACCGCCTCAGCGCCCTGGGCAACAACAGAGCCCGCTGCCAAAGCCACAGCCAGCAAAGGAGATAGCCCCTCAGCAGCCTTCACAGCCTTGCGCACAGCCTCATCAGCGCCCAAGGAAGCCAACTCGCCAATGAGCTTGCCGCCACGCTCAGTGACAGCGTCAAAGTGCTTCGCCAGCTCATCAAGCTCATCCTGCCGCAGCTCAGCCAAAGCCTCCAACACATGGCCAGGCAGTGCACCACCAGGCAGCTTCTTAACCACCTGTGCAATCGGTGCCGAAGCATTCAGCGTATCCAACGCCTCAGCAAAGTCACGGGCAACAGAACGAATCTCAGAAAGGTCAGAGACCTTCTCCAGACCAAGGTCCTTCAGCTGGCCCTCAAGCCCATCAACCAGCTCGTCAGCTGCAGCCTTGAAATCCGCAACCTTCTTCAACGGGTCCGGCTCATGAATCGCAGTATCAATATTGGCCTTGAGCGTATCCAGAACTTCCTGCCCACTTTCGGCCTCACCAACAAGAGTAGAAACAGCCTTTTCCACTTCACTGCGAGTATCGTCACCCAGGTTCAGCAGTGCGCTAGAAGCCTGGGTGAGTGCGTCTGCCATTTCGTGTGGAATAACGCCGGCCGACTCGAGGCGGTCCACCAGGGTAGTGGGGTTGAACTCACCATAGGTATCGCGGTCAGTGTACTTGTATTCCATTACTTTTCCTCCTTGGTGTCCTCGTTGAATGCGCGCAGAATGTCCACGAGGGCAGCACCGATTGGCTGGGCGGAAGAGCCGATTCCAGTGACCAAGTCCGTGAGCTTCTTGCGGTCAGCCTCTGGAAGAGCATCGAACTTGCTTACTAGTTCTGGGAAGCCATCGCCCGGGGTGATTCCGTCAAAGAGCTTCTTTGCGTAAGAAGAACCAACAAACTCATCCACTGCGGAACCGACCTTGCCGGCGTGGTCTGCTAGCTCCTTGACACGCTCGGCAGCCTTCTCCGGCAGAATGTCAGTATCACCGAACTGCTCGGAGACTAAGTCGTGCAGGCGAGTCTTGGCGTCTTCGATGCCCTTAATGGCAGAAGGGACGCCGGTGCCTGGGAATACCAAGGGGCCGCCGAGAATCTGCTTGAGGTCATCTACGAGCGTCTTTGCGTCTTTGACGGTGCGGCCCAGCATGGAGACCTGCTGCGGAATGGACTCGGAAATCTTGTCGATGATGGTATTGAAATTAGAGAACATGCCGGTAAGAGAATCGGCGGTGTCCTTTTCCACTCCGCCTTCCTGCTGCAGGTCGCGGATGGAGTTAGTGATTTGAGAAAGTAGGCTATTCTTATCAGCCATGAAATATTCCCCCAAAATGTAGTGTTTAAAATTACCCGAATAGGTGAGTGTTTAGATGATGCCGCCGGTCAGGTCATCAATGGTTTGACGTCCGCCGGAGCCAGTCAGCAGGTCTACAACTGCTTGGGCCCAACGATTGTGACGATTCAGCGGAGTAAACGGTAGTGCTTCCACGTCCTTAATCAGCGTGGCGGCGTCCTTGCCCTCCAACAGGTCGGAAATCAGCTGCAGCACATCGTCCACGCCGTTAAGCGGTGCCAGGTGCGTAGTGAGCTTTTCGATGAAATCAAGGTTCAATCCGCCCTTACCGTCAATGAGCGAGTAGAAAAGACCCGCAACCAAGTCCGGCGAGATTGGCAGACCATTGAGAGCATTACGGACAATGTCTTCAATTTCTGCCAGGGATACAACCGGTAGCCCATCATCTGGGAAGCGGTCATCAGTATCCTTCTTGACGTTGCGGCGGTCAATGTAGGTGTAGAGGTTGTTTCCCTTTTCATCCGGGAAGCACTCAATCGTGGCGTCGAAGCCTACGACTTCTCCTCGCGAGAACACCTGGTCGTCGAGCTCGGTGACGCGACCATTCGGGATGAACAAGCGTCCCTTCAGGTCTTCGCCGCCGTGAATGTCAAAGATGAATGAGCGATAGGGAGTCTCCGTCGCGTTGTCAATCATCTGGACTGCTCGTCCATCATGACGGGAACGGAAGTTGCCTTCGCCCATAACAGCAGTAGCCACATGAGAATTGACAATCTCGTGGAACTTGCACTTGATTTGCACCGAGTGGTTGGATTGCAGCACTGCCATGGTGTCACCATCCCAGTCCATGACCTTTTCGGTGTCACGGTCGACAGTCTTGGTTAGTCCGTCCTCGCTGATGTAGCCAGCCGGGCTGAATTTGTTGACTGCCGGCAGTGAAGCCACCCTGACAGAGGCAGAGTGTGGCGTCTGTAGCGGGTTGATGCCCGCCATGCCAATCCATGCGGCGCCGCCGCTTTTGACCTCGGGCGCGCCGACAACAATGTTTTGTCGCATACGTGACATGCGAATTCCCCCAATTTTTTTACCCCGAGTAACCACCCCAAGCAGGGCAGTCACTATTTACTATACATGAAATATTTCTAGCTTAGTGCGGTCCATAATGTGCCCGCGCCCTGCCACCGCACCGCAGATGGTCTATCTGGGTCAGGGAAAATATACGGGTCGGTATCAGTATCCCAATCCAAAATATCCCCCTCAGCACGGTAAGAAACCTCCATACCCTCCAGACAGGCCGACAGTAAGTCCACGCAGTACTCATCGTCGGTGCCGTAGACCTGCAGCATGATGCGAGTGCGGTCCGTCACCGGTGTCTCTCGGTCAGGAGCAGCAGCATCAACCCGAACCATAGGCCCATTAAGCTCATCCGGAACCTTGGTCGCTACATACACTCCGTCGAACTCGGAACCTTTAAGCCACCGCTTTAAGCATGAGACAACAATCGCAGACGGATGCCGCATCACTTAAGCCCCCTTCTTCGGTGACTTCGACGCGACTGGGTAGGCGCCTACGGCCTTTTGCAAAGCATTATGCTTTTTCTCGTGACCGTAGGCCTCCCAGTCATACGGAGTCGGCACGATAAGCGCACGCCACCTACGATGACCAGGTTCCGCTTCCTTGACGACGTAGTGTTCGCCGACCTTCGACCGGAACTCCTCGGCTTTGTTATCAACCAGATGCTTAGTCTCCGATGATTCCTTGAGCACGCGATTAAAAAACTGGTGATTCATCTTGAACTTAAAGCTGTCAGCCACGCTCAACCCCCTCAAAAATATGCAGCTTATACTCCGCCAAACCCGGGTCCCACCACGGTCCGTGCGTGAAATCATGCCCACCATCGGCAATCACGAAATCCACACCACCCAAGTGGATGACATCACCGGCAGATACATCACCAGGAATCGCAAACAACGCCCCAGCCCAATCCACACGACGAATATCCTTATCATCCGGACCATGCTCGGCAGACTGATCAATAGACCAACCAGCAACCCGCACAACCTGAGGACCACCCCATCTGGTTACCGGATTACCGAAAGAATCCTCCCTAGAATCCACACGCCGGCGAACCTGCACGCGGAAAGGAAGCGGATACCCCGACTTAGTAGAGTGAGACCGTGAACGCGCCACGACGACCACCCCCAACCGAACGCAACATGCGCTTATCCTCAGCGGTTAGAAAAACACCGCCGGCATTCGAATTCGACCCAAAATTCTGACTCGTCGAAAACGGACCCGCAGTAAACGACTGAGACTCAGCCCCCACAGGAGCAGACGACAAGCCACGAGACACGGCTCGGGCAGCCACACGGGCACACACCACACGAACCGCCGCCGGAACTGACCTATCAAAGTGCCTACCCAAGTAAGCATCAACAGCGACAGTCGCCTCTTCCACCATCGCCACAATAAGGCGTTTATCGTCCTTATCCGGCTCAATGGTTAAACGGTCAGTAACGTCGTCAATCGTGCAGTACGTGTCCACGTGAACCCCCAAACAGGACTACTTAGCGCTACGGCCAGCCTTCTTCGACGGCCCCGGCTTAACCACGTGGGCCACCATGGCCATATTCGGATTCGTCAAAATGGGCTGAACAGCACAATTAGCACGAACCCAATACGCCATCGGGTCGTTCTCACGCCACGCGCCCACCGCAATCTGGCCTGCACCAGATAGGTTGTACTCCGGAGAATGCATCTCCACCGTCTGGCCCCACACGGTATAGCCCAAAAGACCAGACTGAGTCTCCGGCGGAAGGAAGTACAACGTATTCTCATCGAGAATGCGGCGAGCAGCCTTACCATCACGCACCGAACGAGAATACGACGTAATCCCCGGAAGGCCTTGGTCCTGCAGCACGGCGTTGATAGCGCCAGACGATACGCGCGCCAATTCGCCCGTAGTGTTGGCCGCATCGCGGAACTGCTTATTCGTCTGCAGCTTCTGGATAACCTTCGGCGAAGCAATAATGGTGCCCGGCTTAGTACCGTTGGCATCCTCATAGTCCATGGCCCACGAGATGATATCTTCCAGGGCGCCGGAGTCTTGGTCATCCCAGTGTTTCTTCGGGGTGACCTCGAATTCTTCATCGCGGCCAATGCCGGCGTCGACGATGGCGCCATTTTCGATATAGCGCACACGGCCGGTGGTGAGAACGTCTCCGCGGGCTACTTCGACGCGGTTAGCAACTGCGCGCACTACGGTCTCGGTGGCCTTGGTCATGTCATCTTCCTGGAAGCGAGAATCACCCTGGTGGAAGCTACGCAGCTGGTCCATCTCGTTGATGCGGACCTTCTGGCCGATAAGTGGCATCTGCATCATGGCCTTGTGTCCGCCGCCCATGGAACCAATCGGCGTTTCAGCATCTGCAGAACGAACCTCTGCGAGTCGGCCGGTGTCCTGCTCGGTCATCCAGCTAAAGAACATGTCGTTGATGAGCTGGTCGGGGAAGTAAGTAGACAGGGAGCCGCCGGCGGTCTGCAGGTCGTTCAGGTAGTGGTTTGCGTAGATAGTCAGGTCCTCCGGCGAGAGGACCTCGTTCCAAATGTGCGTAGAACCCATGATTAATCCTCCCGTACGTCGCCGATGGCATCGAAGTTGGTGGAACCGTCTTCATTCCACAAAGAACCGTGCGGCTCATGAACAAATGTGAACTCTGGGTGGTCGCATTCTGCGATGGTGACTCGGTTGTTGGAGTCTGGAAGGCGGTCGACGCGGACGCGGCCGTGCCACGCGATGGGTACAACCTCTCCTGGGTTGTTGTCTTGGTCGGTAAGTAGGAAACCGTCCACGGACTGAGTCTTTGACGTCACTGGTACCCAGTAGTCTCCTTCGCGGTGCAAGGCGGTGCCAGAGGGTAGGACGGATGTGCGAATATGGGTAGTCTTTTCGCCCAGCGTGCCGGTCTCGGCGTTGTCTACTGCGTGGCGAGAGCCCAGCCACGACAGGTCGCTGGGAGAGTAATGGTCAAATTCTGGCCGAAAGTGCATAATATCCCCCGATGATGTGATGAATGTGGACTACGCCCCCTGGCGCCGTTGGCGCCGCTGCCACAACTCCTCACCCCTGGAAACTCCCTGATTAGGTGATTCCCAGGTAAGCCGCGACGGTGAAGGGGCGGCGGGGGAGTGCTTGCCGATGAGGTCTTTGAGCGTGGATTCGTAATCGTCGTCGTCAGAGTTGATTTTATCGACGGCTGCGCAGAAGCTTTTCGAGTCGAATAATTGCTCTACGTCGCCGCCAAGTGCCGCAATGTGGATAATCAAATCACGATTATGCTGAGCATCTTCAACTTGGCTATGTGCTGTTGAAAGCTCGGATTGTAGGTCTTTAATCGTGGATTCGAGTTTCTCTTTATCTGCGGTAAGTTTCTCAACTTGCGCTAACGATTTTTCCGCCCGGTTTTCCCACGTGCGAGAGTGGGACCGCATGTCCTCGTACTTTTTACGGTAGTCATCTGGTGCGGTTTCGGATTCAGCCTTTGCGGCGTTGGTTGCGGAATCCTGGATGGTGGTTTCCTTTTCGGAATTTTCAGCGTTTGCGTCCTCGTGCGACACAGTCTCCCCCTAAATGTTCAGTTTGTGGACTACGGCCTCATTCATCCCTTCCGGATACAAACCGTAACCACCCAAAATAATAGCACACACGTTCATTTACTCAGGTCACCCACCTGACGCATCGCCCGCAACAAAACATCCGGCTCCGTACTATCAACTTCTTCGTGAGCTTTCTTATAAATCTTTTGCGCCCGAATCGTCGACTCTGGAAGCTCAACAGGCCCCCGCTTACGACAAATCACCAAACAGCGGCAATGGTCATGAAAATGCGCACCATCATAACCACCGCCAGCAGTAGAACGGGAAGTGTAATCAAACCCACGCGAAGCCAAGAGTGTACAAAAAGCACATGCTCCAGGGTGAGCAACACGAGCCCACGAGCCCCCACCCTTCCACGCGGTATGTGCTGCATTCTTCCGCTGACGGGAATAAAGCTCATCGGCGACGATAAACCCCATCGAATTCAACGCCCGGTTATAGCCCTGCTCCTCGAAAAACAGCGGTGCGAAATCATGCGCCATACGCGCCTCAACCTGGTGAGAATCCACCCGACGAGGCTTCCACTCCACCGGCCGCATCCCCATGTAGTCTTCTTGTTCTTCTAACCACGCCATCGTGGCGTCGGAGACGGCGGTGCCGTAGGAGTCAATGGTTTCGCGCACCATTTGCCGTAACAACTCTTTTTGTCGGTAAGGGTCCGCCGTCAAGTCCGGTATCACGAGGGCGCGTGAATTGAGGTCCGCAATAGCCTGGCGGGCGATAGAGTCGACGACGGGTGTAATCGAGGACCAAGGCCGTTGTGGGTCTACCGCGTTCATTTAGCGAGCCTCCCTGGCGTCGTCGCTGGCGTTTTCACGCGGTGATGGTGCTACTTGGTCGGTGTTTTGGGGTGGGGTTTCGGTGTTTTCCTGGTCTTGTGGTGTCGAGGCTTGGAGTACCTGTGCCAGCTGGGAGAGGCGTTTGCTGCGGTTTTCTTGCTCGATTTGGAGCCGGTCGGCGGCTGAAAAGTGCAGGTTTTTCAGTAGTACCTCGGAATCGGGGGCGAGCACACCGGAAGTAAGTAGCTTTAATGCCCAGTCGGCGTCGGCGGCCTTGGACGCGGTGGCGGGGTCGCGCCAATCCACCTCGAGCCCGTCGATGAGGCTTTCAACATCGACGTCGTTGTCGAAGTCGGAAAGCTGCACGAGTACGCGAGCCATCTCCAGCAGGTCCGGATTCATCAACTCGGTCTTAATCTCTGAGGCGCGAATCAATTGTTCCTTCCACACGCGAATCGAATCACCCGAGGGTGGGTTATCGGTCATGAATCCGAAATACTGGGCTGGAATCTTCGATTCGGACGCGATGAGCTGAGAATAGGCGCGTACCTGCTCAATGAATGGGGTAGGAGGAGACGATGCGAATTGTCCGACGTTGGGCTGTTTGGGGTCGTCTTCGTCGCCGTTGAGGACGAGCATTTTGCCGATAGAGGTACGCCAGCCCATTCCAACGCGGTCGAACTCCGTCATGCCTTCCGGGTCGTAGCCGAAATCCTCAGGTGAGGCGCCGGTGGCCCAGCGTTGAGGAGAAGCATAAAACTCGGAATTGTACTCCATGTTTTCCAAAGTACGGGCGGCAGCGTCGGTAAGATACCGCACGGCTGGTGTTATTTCTGATTGTCCAGACCAATGCGAAGTGCGCAGGCGATTGCGCAGGCGGAACATCGGGAACCCGCCTCCAGGAACGTCGAATCGCTCCACTGAGCGCACCGTGCCCATGTCGGTTGAGTCTTTGGAAATAACGATGACTTCGCCCTGCAGGTAGAGTACCTCGCGATACACGCCGTCGGAATTAACTCCAGAGCGGCGGTACCCGGCTACTGGCCCGTTTGTGGCGTCATCCCACAGCAGTGAGCCAGATAAGGGCGATACTGACCGCAGGCGGAATACGCCGTGTGGGTCGGGCTCTATAGCTAGTAGACCCAGCCCAAAAATCAACATGTCCAAAATAGCTTCCGACACGCGGAGCGGAACATTAAAACGACGAGTCACCAGACGCATCTCCTCGCCATAGTCCGGTGAGATAAACCCATCCATGCGTAGCAAGTCACCGTAGGTATCCACCACGGTTGCCGGCCATCCGGAAACAACCCCAATATCCGACAATGTACGAGGCACAGCCACGCCAATGCGCTGCACACGATGCGTTCCATCATAGTATGACGCCAGCTGCTTATTACCCTGCTGGTGTCCTGTGACCTCAGTCGTTAATACACCTAGAATGTCTTCTTCATTTTGCGTTAGCCCCCGAATCATAAAACGAATGACCCCCTCTTCTTCTTCGGCTTTGACACCCCTCGAGACACAGCATCCAAGTAGCACTTATAGGCCATGACTGCTGCATACGCTGCGTCAATTTTATCAGCAGACTCCGGTGACGACTTATAAAGCAAATATCCGGTCCGCGTTTCCCTACGTTTGGCATTCAGAAGATGAGCGCGCAAATACGGGCCGCCATCGTAGGTAATATCCCGGTTGACCACCGCCTGCCGAAACTCACTTAATGATTGATACACCGCGGCGCTTTTACCCCGCGGCCACGCCATCAACGGATGCGACGAGGTGGCCTTAACCTTTAGCTTCGGGGCGAATTCTGCTTCCCACGCTGAAACATGCTCAGTCCAGCCGGATGGGTCACAGTACATGCCGACGACACGATAACGAGAGAAACAATCACGCACGACTGCATCTACCTGCCGCGTATCTGGCTCCCAGTCCGGGTCTCGTGGGTTCTTCGACTGCCACACCGCAACTTCGAATAAATGTCCATCTGTTACGCGCATGCCAATTAGCGCGGTCGCATCCGCATTACCACGCACACGGCCTCTTGAGCCGTCAAAGCCCAGCACTATCTTATCTCCTGGCCGTATAGCCTTATCCCTATCCTCAATCGCATCAACCTCGAGGTGGGAGAGGAAAGAATCGGACGAAGAGACAATCTGATTAAGGTAAAACTGTCGCGCATCAGAAGGGTCAGTCGACGGGTCCCAAATCTCGGTAATGATGCGCTCAATATCACCCCAGCCGCCATTGTCTCTAGCGGAATCGCCATAAGCATGAACCAGCCCGCGGTAAAGGGAATCATGGTCAGCTAAGTCCGTATCCTCAGGGGCTTCTCGGTGGTCTACCAGAATCGTTTCTCGCTTAAGCCGCCCCTGCTGCTGCAGCTCGAGAGCTTTAAAGGTTTCCTCAGCAACTGAGCCACTGCCGGGCCTATAGGCGTTAGGAGTCTCGATAGAATGGCCACCTAGCTTGCCTGTGTTGCGGCGTAGCACTGCAGCTAGCTTCACGCCACCGTTACTCTGAGTCCACGCCTCGGTCTGGTCGGCGGAAAACCACACAGGCCTGCCGCCTTCTTTTGACAATGCGCCCGCGGTAATGAATTCTATGCGGCCTTTAGGAAGAGCGACAAACGTCTCCATAGGGTCAATGTCATAATTTCGCATAGCTGGTCCGTCTCGCAGCATCTCTAGCAGTGGTCCATAGGCATTCTTGGATTGGTCCTCGTTGACCGCGGCAAACTGTACTTTCGGTGTGGTGAATTCAGACCATGGAACTCCCACAGGCTGCCCTGATGCGTCCCACCCGCCGAAGCACACCGGCCCTAGTGCTTCGAGAGCACCAATAGCGCCCATCAGTGGTGACTTTCCGGAGCCTTTCGGGCGGGAGAAAATGCCACGCGTGTACAGACGCTGACCGGTCTCTGGGTCGAGTCGGTAGTAGTGGATGAGGAAGTTTGCTTGGTCAGGGGTGAGGATAAGCGGCTGGTATTCGGCCGTGTCTGGCTGGGCGAGGTTTTCTTCAATCCATGCCAGGCATTCCCAGCCGAGCGAGGGGAATTCTCCAGGTTCTCGGGGCTTAAAAGGCATAGGGTTAGTCCACCGCCTTCAGGCTGCGGTAGCGTCCGCGTACGTCTGCTGCGGCGCGGGAAGCGCGGCGCTTGTCTTCAGCTTCGTCTGCGGTTGCCATGGTGATGCGGTGGCGAGCGAGGCTGTCTGGTGTGATGCCGTATTGGGCGAGTTGTAGGCGACGTTCTGGGCCGAGTTTGGTGTCGCCGCGGTTGTAGGCATCGTCGAGAATCATGGTGCGTGCTAAGTCGAGCCACTGAGTTTCTTGGAGGCCTTGAGTCTTCAATGGTGGGAATTCAGACAAGGTGTCCCAGAAGCGGAGAGTTTGGTTTGTCCAGGGCTCGTCTGTGGCCGGGTTGGTGGGGCCGTAGATGTCGGTGAGTTTAGGCTGCGGTACGAAGGTGACAACGATTTCTCGTTGTTCGATGTTTTGTTGGTTTCTTCTCGCACGGGATTTTGGATTCTTTGGTGCGGGACCGCGTCCTGCCATTACTTCCCCCAAATTGTTCGGCTGTTTTTAGATGTCTAGTTCTATTATAGTGTGCTATACTTCTTGGTGGCAGCTGCCGTTCGGGGGAGATGACTCCGGGTCGATTTCGGCTCGGAGTCATTTTTATGCGTAGGGGAAGGTGCTGGTGTAAGTGGTTTTGACGGCGTGTTTTGGGGCGAAAACGTGACGACATTTTGACGACATAAGCCACTGGAAACGACTGGAAACGACTGGAAACTACTGGAAGCCAAAAAATAAGAAACCCCCTCTTACCAGCATTTATGCTGGTAAGAGGGGGTGGATACACCGCTCCTCCAACTGGGCTCGAACCAGTGACCCTTCGATTAACAGTCGAATGCTCTGCCAACTGAGCTATGGAGGAATATCCATGTTGTACTTCGAACGTGCCGTTCTCCGTGCAACGAGAATTAACTATATAGGCTAACGCCGTTTTCGCACAAATCGCCTGGTTATCCGGAAAAATTAGGGGCTCAACGCGGGGTGGGGCGGGAGGCATCGGAAAGGCATGGCCTGTGTAATCCGGTTTGGGAAGCGTCGCCTGGAGCCTGGTCGAGGCTGGCTAATTTTCTCTTTTCCTGAACACCGTTCAATACGTCCGGGACCCTCAGGCTATGACTTATTTCTCAGTGCGAATGCGGTCGGATTCCGCAGGCCAGCACATTTCGGGCGCAGAGCGAATTGTCAGGGAACACGAAGTTCCGGCGGTCTGTGCGGCGCTATCCGAGCGTGCTTTGGCACACCCGAAGGGAATGGCGGAAAATACCTTCATCACCGTGGAGGCTTTGGCCGAGTCCGATATTCTGCACG